AGTCCTTTGTGCTGAAAATTTCCCTTAACATAGCGATTAATGGGGGGGTATATATAAAAAATATTTTTATTTTATTTTCTTTTCACAATCACTTTAACTTAATAGCAAGCCATACTAATAGCCATAGCAATACGAACACTGGGTTAATAGCCAACAACAATACTAACAACGCTATACGTGGACTGATGAACAACATAATAATAAATAATAATATAATCATTCGCTTCTCCCTTATCTTATAGCAGCAGCAGGGAATCGAACCATACACCACGTTAGTACACCTTATTACTCTAACCAGCTGTCTTGTATAGTTGCACCAAGGTACTGCGCCATTGCTTAGCACTTCTTCTATGGACTATACACCACTATCACTTGGACTGGACTTGCACCAGTATTCCTTAGCTCAAGGCGCTACCTCTTACTATTATCTATATCAAGTGTTATTATATACCAGCTACGTTAAAGGTTCACTGACATATAATAAATAAAGGAGAATGAGATACAATGGACTCGAACCATTTGAAGTAGCCAAGGCTATTATCACAGCTTACTTATATCTCTAATTGCAAAGGGCTGTTAGTTGGCGACACTCATTTAACTAAGGCATTCCCGTCACCTTGCACCCTATTGCTTGGCTTAGCTATCGAACTAATTTAATAATACCCCGTCAGTATTAACCTTAGGCTGTTAACTCTATAACATTTAAGCACCGTCAATCAGCACACCTTAGTCTTTAGGAAGGATATGCAAAGACCAAACATGATTTTAAGCTTCTTATATCGTCAAGAGTAACGGATAGTTTTATTTTGCGGGATACACTAACAACCCATTTCCATATAGGCGAACTACTCAAAGTTCCTTTCAATTCAAAACGTTTAATACTCCAGCCACTACTAATAAGATAGATGTAAATACACTTAATGCAATGGCTAGATAATCATGGCGATAATACCACTCTTTAAAGTTGGTAACTGAACCTACACCATATAAAATGCCTAGAATAACCAAGGCAATATTAATTACAATCATTTACTTATCCTGACTTTCTACATAGAGTAAAATACAAAAGGCGTCAGCCATATCGTCATTTATTTTATCTTCTGGAACAATACTATAACTATTTAGTATCTCAACGCTTTGTACTTTTCGTAATGCACTCTTACCTTTAATTAGATGATAACCGCACCATTTGGAATTTGGTACATCAACATAGCCAATGTTATGACGATTACGCATGACTCCTAAGAATGAACCGTTCGCCCTAATCAATGAGATATTACCTTTAGACTTGAACGTTATAATAGGTTCTTCAATATAAATAAAATAATCAAATAAGTTGTAATGCTCAATAATTTCTGTTATACCGTCAGCTATAATCTTGGCACGTTCCAAAGGGTCTTTACTTTTACCACCTGCAATTGAACCGACTACATACTCATTTGTTAAAGGGTTACGAAACGCATAGCCAGTATTAGAAGTACTAAAGTCAATCGCTAAGGCTTTGCTCATAAATCAGAACTCAATTCAACATAAAGTTCTTTAGTAAGTTCTCCGATATCAAATAAGTGCTTAATATAGTGTTCATATTCAATCGGAGTCAATACTTCTTTTTGTGCTAAAACATGTTCTTTATTCATTTCTTTATTCTCCCTTAAAAATTAAAGCTGTATCAAGATTAATCAAACCACATTCAACAGCGTTAAGTAAGAACTCGTTAAAGTCAACTTCTGACAATGTTTCTTGCTTAAATAATAGCTGTTCTTCTGTCATTTGCTTTCCTCTCTTAACTTCTGTATTTATTATATCAAATGCACTTTTTGGAGTAGTGTTATCCTCTGTTATGTAAACTATGATTGACTTTGTAGGCATTTTATGTTATACTCTTTATAGGAGGTAACGATGGCTAGAGATAAATATTTGATGTACTTACGACAGCAAGAATACAAGAAGCGTATTAAAATTAAATTAGATAATACAAGAGCTAGAATGAATAGAGAATACATGAATCAGCCAGAAGTAGATAAGGAAACATTAGAACTATGGAACAATCAGCCAGCAATACATTTTGATTTAGGAGAAAATAAATAAATTATATTAAAAAAATAATTGCCACCTTAGTGGCTTTTTGTTTTACGCTTAACCGAAATTTGACTAGAAGTGGCAGAGCGTAAGTGCATTGTGTGTCCTGTTTGTAAAGTATGGTATCAGTAAGCACAATTAGCTTATTGTTTGTAAGATTTCTAAAGGAATTCCGGAGTGTTTGATGTAATGGAATTGTAATTAAATTTTCGGTATCAGCACCTATTGGTAAAGAAAACGAAACAAATGCTTATAAACCGCGTAGTTATCAACAAAATAGGGATAAAAACTTAGTAAATATCTTGAATATTAAAAAATGCAATTTGGTATAATAGAAGTATAGAAAAAAAGGAGATACAAACTAATGGAAGATAAAGAATTTTTGATTAAAAAAGTAGAAGTATTAGAATCAGCAATCAAACAAATAGCAGTAATTCAATACGAGCTAAGCAAAAAGCTAGGAGAATTAGAGGGAACAGAATATTTTACATAACACATGATAACTCAAAGTGTAAAATGCAATATGTTAAAATATAAGTATATAATACTTGACAAGATGAAAAAGTTTTGATACTATTATCTAAGTTAATTAAATAGTTAGTTGCTGAATGACTTGTAACTAATGTAAATAGAGAATTCAATATTGAATAAAGTTGAAAATATCGAAAGTCATTTATAATCTTACGCTTGAGGGTCAGGATAGTTGCTTAAAACCTCGACTCAATTGAAAATGTGATTACTTTACAAATAGCCTAGAGCGTAGCATGAAATAAAAGATTATGAGTTCCATGAGTGTCGGTGAACAGAAACACTCCGTGACGCGTAGAAGTCTGACAGAGTTATTTATGGAAAAGTTTTGAAATTAAGTTTCTTTTCTTTTAACTTGCTGGGATTATACGACACGATAAGGGCTAAGGGCTATCTAAAAAAGTAGCACAGAATAGAATTTAATATTTGACAAATGTAAGATAATTTGATACTATGATATAAGAAAAGGAGAAAATATGAAAAACTTTAACACAACTCAATCATTAGAAGAAGCGATCGAAACAGCTAATGAAATCGAATGCAAACTTAAAGAATGTGATTTAAAAAGCATGACAGACGAAGAAGCCTTGAAAGAAATTGCTGATTTAGCTAATGAAATTGATTTATCTTGGTTCAAATAATATCTAAGATTTGATAAATATAAAATAAATTGATAAAAGAGATAATTATGATTCACTTCTGGGAGATTTACTGGTGAAATCATTGATTTATTTGTTGCTTTATTATGGTGTATTTACTTATGGATACACATTTATAAGCTCGGAAGTCTTAAATAAGGAGAATTAAATGTTTAAAATTATCAGTAGTGAAGAACATGCAAAATTAAAAGAAGATGTCGATTATTGGAAAGATCTAGCATTAAAAGAAGCAAACAGCTTAAACTTTTATGAAACTTTATATAAAAGCGAAAAAGCAAGAGTTGTTGAACTAATAAGAGAAAATCAATCATTAGACCGAAAATTAGAAGAACTTGAGCAAAAAGAAGAAGTATTTGAAGACTTTGAAAAATTTAGTGAAGAAGATTTTTATAACTTGCTTGTAAATATTGTAAAAGATATTAAAAATTTCCCACATCTGCCAGTCTTACGTTATTGGTACAATAAACTTTTTAACAAAGGGTATAAAATTAGAATAAATGAAATGAATGGCTTAAATTATGATTATTATTATATTTGGTCAATTGAAAAAAATTATAATACAATAGTAGAATATAGAGATTTCAAAAATAGTATTTAAGGCTTGACTTTTCAAGTCTTTTTTGTTATTATATACTAAAGGAGAAATAAATGAAGTTTAATGATGAATTATATAAAAAAGCGTTAGAAAGATACACATTAACAAAAGACGGAAAACTATTTTCTAAAAACGGTAAACAAAAAAAGAGCACAAAGACAAAGACGGTTATTATCAATTTTCAGTAAGTTTTGATAATAGAACTTTGAAAGTGAAAAAACATAGATTATTAGCATTCGCTTTTATTCCTAATCCAGAAAATAAAAAATAGTAAACCATATTGACGGAAACAAGCAAAATAACGATTTAAATAACCTAGAATGGTGTACTAGCAAAGAAAATACATTACACGGCATATATGTATTGAAAACTATAAACCAAAAGGGGAGAATTAAAAAGTGACCAATATATTTGAAAAAGTACAGACAGCCAAGCACTTAAAAGAGCGTGAAGACTTAATAAATTTAAAAGATGACTGGCTTATTGATACTTTAATGCCAAGTTCACAAGCTGGAATACTTGTAGCACCGTTTAAGTCGTTTAAAAGCTCTCTAGCAATGCACATGGCTTTAATGGTGTCGCAAGGGTTACCTTTTTTTGGTTATGACACAAAGCGTAGTAAGACACTATACATAGATAATGAAGATACTGACAGAGAGTTAAACAAAAGGCTTAGAAATAAAGATAATGCACCAGAAGACTTACATTTTTTGACAGGTGGAGAGTTTATGCTTGATGATTCCAACCACATGAATTTGTTATATGAATACATTAAAGAAAATGATATAAAATTCGTGATCTTGGATAACCTAATGACCATGTTGAGAAATGGAGATATACTTTATAGTAAAGACTTTGAACCAATGCTTAGAAGAATTACACGTTTGAAGTTACTCTTTCAAGATGTAACTTTCTTACTAGTAGCTCATGCAAACAAATCAGCTTATGCAAACTCAATGGACGATAAAGCCTATATGGTAAAGCCTAGCGATGCCTTGGGTGGTTCTACTCTTACAGCTTGGGCGGAGTTTATGTTAATGTTAAGCCCTAAACGTGGCAAGCATAACGACTTCTCTAAGTTGTCAGTCAAAGCGCGTGGTTACCAGTTTGATGATGATTTAAACTTTTCTTACGTTGATTCAGTATTTACTTGTGTCAATAAATCAAAAAAAGAACCAGATAGCGAACTAGTGGAAGAAGTCAAAAAGGAAACAGAAAATGAAGTTACAAAAAAAGAAAATGTTGCATTTTTAGAACTAGCAAAATTACAAGGAAAGGTTATTGAAATTGAATAAAAATTATAAAAAATAGAAAATTTAATTGTTTTTGATGATGGAACTATTTACAGAGAATTCAAAAAGTTTTGTAGATTAGTAAAAGGTACAAGGCATCACAAAGGGTATTTAAATATAAAATGTCATGGAAAAATAATGAAAAAACATAGAGTTATAATGGAAGCATTCTACGGCAAAAGCGACCTAACAGTTGACCATATAGATGGGAATAAAGATAATAACTCATTGAAAAACCTTGAGTATGTAAGCAATGCAGAAAATATGCGTCGTTCTTTTAAAACAGGGTTACAAAAAAATGCTATTAAGCAAAGAACAGAAAAGCAAAAGAAAAAGTATTATGGAACGGGAAAATATACGATAGTCAGCAAGAATTGAGCTTAAGTTTAGGTTTGTCTAAAGGAGCATGTACTATGGCTATAAAAAGAGGTTCAAAATTACGTGGGTTTATTCCTATACAACTTACTAAAGAATCGGCACAGGCTTTCTTAGACTTAGCTAAAGAACAAGGTAAAGTAATAGAAAATGATTAATTACGAAAACAAAGCTATTAACTTACATGCAGAAGTTTATGGCTGGTTATATCTTGCATTAGAAGAAATGATAAAAGCTGAATGGCACAATGATGAACTTTTCAAAGTATGGCTAAATCGTGCTGAATTTCTAGTCAGACAGTCAAAGAAATTGCATAACGCTTGTGAAAATGATTATTCTAAACGTGCATTAGTTAGAGCCTTGCAATTAAAATCAGAAATAAATAAAAAATAACATCTAATGCTTTACAATAATAAATAATTTTGGTATAATAATATATATAGAAATAAAGGAGAACTATAAATAGTGGTTAAATTAACGCAAGAACAAGCTGATTATCTTAAAACCTTTGTCTGTAATGATAGAGCTTTCCATTATATCAGTCGGTATGGTTGGAACCATTATCTTAAAGACGGTAATGGAAAATGTTATGAAAAAGGCGAAAAAGAACCATTTACTCTTGATGAAAAAGGAAAAATGTTAGACGCTGTTATTAATGGTTATGAAGTCATTGTACCTAAATTTAAGTTTTATAACTTTTCTGATAAGACTAGGTTTGCACCTTTATATTATGCTGGAGAAGAAGAACTAACTAGTGACAAAGAATTTGCAAAAGAGGTTGAAGAAGATAGCGAAGAATATGTAGCTTTGAAACTTTTAGGCTTCATTAAAGAAGAAGTATGATAACATCTTTTGAATCACTAGCTGAAAGGCGATTAATGACTCTCAATTATCACAAAAAAGATAGTCAGCAGTATATCAACAGTTTAAATTACTTTGAATATGCTCGAATGTACTTCGAGAAAAATGGCTTTCCAGAAGATAACAGGCGAGTTTATCAAAGCGGTAAGCGAAAAGGTCAAAAAGTTGGCTGGTCTGATAAAGAGGAAAAACAGCAAAAAGAAGATATTAGAAAGTTCATATATGAAAAGCAACTACAAAAGTTTAAGGGCAGAAGAAAAAGCAAGTAAACATTATGCTAGAGGCGTCAGGAAGTTGTCTAAAGAGCTCGAAGAGATGAACGAAACAAAGTATAGGGTTGGGCCCAACGAGCGCTTATATGGCTTAATAAATGACTTGTGGGACTACTGGGAAGACGGATATATTTTACCAATGCTTAAATATAATATTGAAATTACAAGACAAGGCGATGTATTCACTGTAGAAAGAGGAGAAAATGAGCGAAGTTGAAACTTTTGTTAAAATTGAGGGTTTTGAAAAATATGAAGTGTCTAATCTAGGCAAAGTTAGAAATATAAAAAGTGGAAAAGTGCTTAAACCTAAGCTTAATAAATATGGATATTTAACTCATTGCTTATATGGGCATGATAAAAAGAAATTTCGACTTCTTCATAGAATTATAGCAACTGCTTTTATAGATAACCCTGAAGAAAAGCCTCAAGTTAACCATATTGACGAAAATAAGTTAAATAACGATTTAAGTAACCTTGAATGGTGCACTGTGAGAGAAAACCTCATACATGGCACTAGAACAAAAAGGGCTGCTGAAAAACGGTCCAAAAAAGTTATTCAATTAGACTTAAATGACAATGTATTAAATGAATTTGAATCAATTAGACAAGCTGAACGAGAAACAGGGATTGATGCAAGTAGTATATGCCGTTGTTGTAACGGAAAAGCAAAAAGAGCCGGGTACTATAAGTGGAGGAGAAAAAATGAGCGTATTTGAAAAATTAAGCGTTATTAATGTTAATGATAAAAAGAGTAAAAAGAATAATCTTGACTATTTGAGTTGGGCATTTGCATGGTCTGAGGTAAAAAAAGTTTATCCTGAAGCAAATAGTAAAGTTTATGAAAATGAGCAAGGTCTAAATTATCACACAGACGGTAGGACAGCTTGGGTTAAAGTTGGAATGACTATTGAGGGCTTAGAGCACATTGAATATCTACCTGTTATGAACCATCGTAACCAATCTATCCCAGTTGAAAAAATTACTTCAATGGACGTAAATAAAGCCATTCAACGCGGACTAGTTAAGGCAATCGCTCGTCATGGTTTAGGATTATATATCTACGCAAACGAAGACCTCCCTGACTTGACAGAAGAGCAGAAAGAACTTGAAGCAGAAAAACAACGACTTAGAGAGATCCAACCACTTATTAAACGAGCTGAACAACTAGGATATAAAAATATCGATAGCTTGAAAGATAAGACTAAAAAAGAAATTACCGACATCATGAAGATTTGGTTAGCACAGCAAGAAACAGAAAAAGGGGAATAATTAAATGGCAATTATCACAGTTACAGCACAAGCAAACGAAAAAATACACGTACAGTAAACACAGCAAAAGGCGACAAGAAAATTATTTCAGTACCATTGTTTGAAAAAGAAAAAGGTTCTAGCGTAAAAGTTGCGTATGGTTCAGCTTTCTTGCCTGACTTCATTGAATTAGGGAACACCGTAACGGTCAGCGGTCGTGTACAAGCCAAAGAGTCTGGCGAATATGTAAACTATAACTTTGTTTTCCCTACTGTTGAAAAAGTATTTATTCCTAATGATAATAGTAGTCAAGCACAAGCTAAACAGGACTTATTTGGAAAATCTGAACCGATTGAAGTTGATGAATCAGAACTTCCTTTCTAGAAAGTTGGTTACATGTACACAGCAGAAGAGAGAGAGCAAATTATCGACATCGTGGATAAAATGAGCTTACTAAGACAAGACTTTGACGGAGCTTTCACTTGGATCAAGGAAAACGTATCAATGCCATTTGACTTTGACGGAGAACAGCAATTTATATCAGACTTGAAACAGTTAGTTAAAATTAACGCTTTAAAGTTTGGTAAAATATATGAGGGAGTATTAAATTGACAACATTAAGAGAGCTACACAAAAAACTTAAAATTAAACAAACGCTTGACAACTATGTACGCAACACAAATAAAAAATATAAATATAACTTTGTGGCTGATGAAATTCTTGGCGAGGGAATGGCTAAACTGATCGAGCTTAATACACAAGGCAAACTTGGACGACATGCACAGCAAATTGCTTATATTAACCATAATTTGAGCTTACAGCGACAAAAGGAGCAACTGGAACAAGCTAACGAACGACTTGCTAAACGTGCTGAAAAGGCTCAAAAGTTGCTTGATACGGAACTTCTGAAAGATAGCTACATTGAAACGCTGGAAATGTTTAGTAAATTCAATGCTGTTAAACCTAGCTTGTTTGGCGAACTTAAAACACCTGATAAAGTGATTGAGTTCATGGAAAAGAATGGAGTTAAACAAGGTAAATGGCTACGTCCTGAAGGAGTTGACGCTTGGTTCAAAGAACGCATTATTTGGTTCAAGAATAAATTGAAAGAACAATAATATCATATAAGACTTTAGGCTTTACAGCTTAGAGTTTTTTTGATATAATAATACATATAGTTAAAGAAAAGGAGTTACAACAATGGAATTAAAAGAATGTATCACTTGCGGAAGTCACAGCATTACTAATGGTAAATGTGATTATTGTGGCAACCAGTACGAAGTAAATGAAGACAAAATATTTTACGGTAATTCAAAAGAAGATGCTTCATCATTAGATGAGGATATAACCTTTCAAGATACTAAAACAGGGAAATTAATACTTAAAATTATGATCTATACTTTAGTATCTATTGTTTGGTTTGCGGTAACTGTATTTATTCCACCGCTGTTTATAATAACAATTATTTTATTAGTGGTCTATGGTACTTATCATTTTACAATTAAAAAGAAATAGCTTATAATGAGGTATAGAATAAAGGAGTAAATAGATGAATAAATCAGATTGCTATACTTGTGGAGAAGAGTTTGAAGATAATAATTGTGAGTTTTGCTCATTTGCTTATCCCTTTTGTTCGCTAGAATGCTATGACAAATATATGGAAAGTTTATGAAGGAAATGACGAAAATAAGATACTTTAACGACAAAAGATATTGCCATTGCTTCGATATACCAACTAGTGATGGATTAGGAGTTTGCAAAGGCTGCAGAGGATACACGAATATCTGTTATAGTTGCGGTCGCTGTTTACATTGCTGGTATACATCACAGGTTGAACTGTTTACCGAATATAATGAACCTGAATTGCTGGAGCTTATAGAAAAATGGAATAAATTTTACCAAAATAGAAAGACAAGGAACAGTTAATGTTTGACAAAGGAAAAGCAATTTGATAGAATGTAATTATGAAAGAGGTGAAGAGATGACAACCGAAGAAATAGTGCAAAACTATCAAGTAAAATTGTTAAAGATTATATTTAAAGAAATTGATAGCCTGATGAAGAAAAAAGAAAAGGCTGATATAAACGCACAAAAACTTGCTGAAAATGGGTACTCTGTGAGAACGTCAGCACACTGGAAGTCAGTAGGAAATGCAGAGTTTTACATTAAAGAGATGTATGAAAAATTGAGTGCTTTAGCTGAAATTGATAGACTATTCCATTGGTCAAGTCGTTTACATCAAGAACAATTGCAATTTGTCAGCAAGTACCCTAAAGTAATGGAAAAATACAGACAATCAAATTAAGGAGAATAAAATGAAAGTATATGTTTTGAGCGGGGATACATATTGTGGAAGTTGGGGTTCAGAAATAAGTCTCTTTGGAGTATTCTCAAACAAAGAGGAAGCTGAAAAACTAGCTGATAAAATACAATGTGACATTTCTATTGTGAATATTGATGAAGTTGAAGAACCTAAATACTTAGGAGGATATTACGAATGAAAGATACAGTAAAAACTTTAACGATAGTCGCAGGTGTCAGCTTTTCATTTATAGTTATTGCATGGCTGGCTATGCTTGCGGTGTTGAGCATTACATGGCTTGGAGGAATCATCTAATGAATTTTAAAGAAAATAAGTACTATGCCAACGAATACGGTGTGGAACTTAACGAATACTTGAAACATAATTTTAACTATGAAGAGCTTGTGGGCTGGTATACAATGCAGGTATTGAAGTATCTAGTAAGAGCTGGCAAGAAAGAGGGCGAGAGCTATGACAAAGACCGTAACAAGGCTTTAGACTATGCTAAAGAACTTGCTAACTTAAGTAACGAGAATAAGCTCACATACTACACTACTGAAGATATTATGGGCTTTGCACAAGATATAGCTGATGATTTCAAACAATGGAAAGACGAAGAATAATTGAAAATAAAGTTTATGCTTGACAGTGTAAACTTTTTTTGATATTATAGTCTTATAGAAATTAAGGAGACAGAAATGGAAAAATACAATGTTAAATTGATGAACAACAAAAAAGGATATTTAAACTCTTTTAAAAATGAGCTAGGGGAAAAGTTCCTCTTCCTAGGTTTCAAAGAAGAAAGAAATAACTTCAAATCAGAGTTCACAAAAGAAGAAATAAAAGCGATTGATGAAAGATACTTAGAATTTATTGAAGAGGTCTAAGTTAATTCTTGACAAATATAAAGTAATTTGATAATATTGTCTTATAGAAAGGTGGTTAAATAATGGCAATGCGAAAAGATAGGGAAATAATAGCTTATAACCCTATTACAGAAGAAGAACTACACTTTAGTTGTAAGGCTCAATGTGCTAAGCATTTCGGACTTAAAGCTAATACAGTAGTCAAGTGGTTCGATATTGGTAGACCTATAATTGAACTGCTAAGAGAGCAAGATAATAAGCAGGTAGCAATTGAAAAGCAAGACAAGCTAAAAGGCTTTGAATTATTTACAATAAATGAATGGAGTGTTTTTGATAATTAATTACGAAGACATGAAAATAGAAAGTTTTGGTGAAAAAACAAATGAAATTATTTAACAGAAAACCTAAGGACAAAATTAAAGTAGCAACAGCATTTACATTAAAAGGATTAACAAAACAAGTAATTCAATTAGAACAAAAAGGGTTTATTAAACAAGGAGAAATCCAAAGCGCTATGTTTGACGGAACGATTGTGGCTTATAAGCAAGCAATGATCAAGAAAGCTAGTGAATAATATGTGTAAGAAACGCAAATACACAAAAATGGGTGCTTTATACTCAATAGCTAATGCCCAGCATAATAAAAAGAGTAAGAAAAATAAAGATGATAAAATACCAGTTAGAACTTATTATTGCAAACGGTGCTCATGTTATCACTTATCAAGCCAGCAAAGGCTAAACATCAAGACAGGAGTAATTGGATAATGAAAGATGAATTTACATACTATACAGTAACTTGGATATGGGAAAAAGAAATTAAATCACGTAAGTTTTATAATAAAAAAGAGGCTTTAAAATGGAATGAATTGCTTCCAGAAGAACAAAGATATGAAGTTAAAAAGCATACAGAAATAATTGAGGTTATAGCATAATGACAAACGAAGAATTATATGAAAGAATTACTAGCATGCTAAAAGAGCAAGGTGTCGGAATAAGTCAGTTTGAATCAAAAGTTAAAGCTGAAACAGGTAAATATCCTAACTTAAAAATGACTAAATCACGTTTGAGCTTACCGAATACCGTAGCATTCCCTTATCTTACTATGTTTTTCAATGATGATGAAATGCACGAACTTACCCTTAAAAAGATTGATAGCGTAGGAGATAACGGAGAAGCGTTTGACTTACTAGATGAGATATTGTCTAGTTTAGAACCAAGTAAAGAGTATCTATATAAGCAACGATTGAAACGTAAAATGCAAAGGGAGGTAGTAAGATAATATTACATAAGTATACAAGTAAGATTAATAGTTCAAAATATCCGCGGTCAACAGCTAGAAAGATTGCTAACGACTTGAACAAAAAATACCCTTTTAATAATTATCTAGTAAGCCTTGAGTTAGGCTCTAAACGGTATATTATTGAAAAATTTGAAATTAGAGGAATGAATAGATGAAACGTTTTTACATAGAAGAAAATGATGAAGGCAAAGAGATTAAGCGAAAACTTACAACTTTTGCTAATGACGACTTAACACAGCTTTCAGATGATGAACTAGAAACATTATATTATGAATCATCGGCTCAATTTTTAGCTAAAGCAATGCACTTTATGAAGATTGAGAATGAACTGTTTTCAAGAAAGAATGTAATTGTAAGTGATGAAATTCTAATAAATACTGGCAATAATATTATTGAAGCCATTAATCAGGTAAGCAATTAAAACATAGAAAAGAGCACGGCATGAAAAAAGAAGCACAAGACGCACAATGGTTTATTTTAAAATTAATCGGTAGTCACTTAGAACAAATGGCTGTACATGAATTGAAAATTAATGATGTTAATTCTAAAACTTCAATAGACTTATGGAACTATTATAAGTTGTGGAATGAAGAACTAGAACAATTATACAAACAAAATAGTTTTTATATTAAAAATGGCGAATATGATAAAGTTGAAACGCCAGAACGACAAGAACCGCCAAAATTTTAAGAAAAGATTTAATAGAAAAGAGCATGGCATGAAATATGAGATTTGGTATAGCGCAATAGATGGAGATTATTATAAAACAAGCGACACGCTAGAAGAAGCAAATAATGATTTTGCGTTTGTATTAACAATGTATAGGCTTGTTCCTTTATTTGAAATGCGTTTAATTGAAATTGATTCACAGGGCGAATATAAAGTTATTAAGTCATTTAAAAATATGAAAGCAAATAATAAAGACATAGTTATGGCGAAAGCATATTATAATTCACGTACACGTAAAGGAGAATAATTATCTTTATTTTAACAGACGATACAATTAGAAGTATTGTACTAATTCAGCAAGCTCATAAAAGGGCAAATAACAACTTTAATGATATTGTGGCACAATTATATCAACAAGAGTTTAAAACGCAAGAGAAAGCAAAATATGAGCATATAAGGCAAGCTAAGGAGAAAGCACTTGAAGAACAACGAATTAGTGAAGAAAATAAACGAAGAGTTGAAGCTGAAAAACAAGCCGAATCTGACAGAATCTCAAGAGAACATGATAAGACAACTGAACAACCTGACACCGAAAGGACGCAAGAAGTTAGCGATGAAAATGAAAATGAGAGAGGTGTACCAAACACAACAACTAGTGACACTATTGGAAGTGATTGGTCTAGTGTAAGCCCAGAAATAGCTGCGAGTTATATGTCAAGTAAGACAGGAGTAAGTGCTATTAAATGGCTTGATATTATTTATAAAGAATCTAGTGGCAACCCTTATGTTACTAATCCGATTGGATGTTATGGACTTCTTCAAATTAACCAAAATTCACATGGAAATGTTTCTGGGATGACACCACAAGATTATTTAGACAAAGCAGTAAGTATATATCAAGGTTCAGGCGGTACAGCTTGGGTGACTTGGTAAAAAATAAAAACAAAATAAATTAATTAAAAATAGAAAGTAGGTATATCCTCTTTAAAATATGCTCAATTACAAAAGAAAACCACCAATTAAGGTGGTCTTTTTTATTTTATAGTTTAGTTGCGTTTTGTCCAAATTCAGCGTCTAGTTCCACTTGTAACATGGTATCTTTAGGCAAATTAAGTTTACCCCATTTGTTTTGATAGTTTTCTAACATGCGTGTAGATCGTACATAGCGTACTGATACTCCATTAGATACATAGTAGCGTTTTGTGTCTGTACAATAAATAAGATACATTTCGATTTCCTTTTCGTTTTGTTTGCTTTCAGTTTTCCCTGTAAGGCGTTTGTTTAGTTCTGCAATAAAATATGAGCGACAACTTTCTAAAGTGCCACCATGGACTTCTACTGACCGTCTAGGGCACGAAGTAGATGATAGTTCTTGATGTAACTTGACTGTATTACGATCAGGAGTTAAGCCCCATTGTTTCATGTACTTAGCTACATCATCTAGTACCGCTTGTTCATTCCTTAAGAACTGGTTTAAGTCGCCTTCTGATTGGCATACTTCCCAACTAGCATAGTTAGCATTACCGTATGAGTTAGCGCAATGCCATGCCTTGTTAGAGAAGTCAGAAGCCTGCAATCGTCCGTCAGAAGCAATGTAGACATGAGCAAAGCCGTTTGTTGGGTCATGAGTGGGTAGCCAGCCATTATAAAAGCTAGTGTTAGCACCATTTGAGCCTGCGTCATTGTGAATTACAACCCCAGTAGGATTATGCCCACGAACGCCAGCATTAGTTATATTCATTCTTTTTTATCCTCCGTTTGTTCTTCTTCAACTTCGGGAATACTTACACCATTCTTCTTGATAAGTTTAACCAAACCGGCAAACATAGGGCTGATACTTGCAATTAAATAAATAAATTGACCTACAAAGTATAGCAAACCTACGTTAATTACAGTTTTTGCAATGTCAGAAGTAGAAGGTGTTTGAGTAAAGAAGAAGACTGCGTATAAAATCCATAGCGAGAAAACTACCGTCAAATCAATTACAAATCTACGTTTGAAAGGTGGGTTCATTGCTTCTCTATCTTTAACCCATGTAGCGAACAAAATCGCCAAAATTAAGATAGTTATTAAAATCATTTTTGTTACCATTATACTTTACTTTCTAATTTATACGTTTCCAAATATAAGCTGCCTCGAATGGTTGCCAGTTATTATGATTAGTGTTATCTCCAACTGTGACTCCGCCGTTTTCTGTATCCATAGCATAAGAATTACTTGGAGCTCCACCAGAAGACCAGTGCCGGTTTCCTGCCCCACGAGCGACAACAAACTGTCCACTTGAAGGAGTTATTGTGTGTTGTGACAACGGATTTGTTGAACCACCTTGTTTGCCGCCGCTAGATAAAGCTGAATCAGATTCATCAACCCCAACTAACCCACGACCTTTAACTCTTGACCAAGTCCCAAATCCAAACAATGTAGCTGGTTCAGTTGGTTGCGAACTAAAGTAATATGCTCCAACTGGATAAATTTTTTCTAAAATACTACTTCCTGACGGTTTTGTAACTGCACTTACTCCTATTGCGTTTGTTTCAACAACTTCAATACACTTTTTAAGAACTCCGACACCTGTATTGATGTCAACTTTATTTGAGTTATTAGAAGTTTCTACGCTTATCGTCACTGGGTTTGTAACATTAGAAATGTCTATATTTGCATGGACAAAGTTCGTAGCATTTGAATTTAAGGCTACTGCTTCATTGTAAAGTTCAAAATATCTTCCGCCTACTAATAAACTTGTGTTTGTATAAATTCTATTGAGAGCTGTATTTATAGGCGTTTCCCAATGCCTTATTAAGAATTGTGAATAGTCTTTTTCAGAAAGTAACATGTACAGTTTTGCGTCAGCATTTGCGGAAACTGGAAATTCTGTACCGTTTGGACTGAAAAACGTGAATTTTTTAATTGTCATTTTTTACCTTTCTTGAAATTATTTCAGCTTTGTCTAAAACTGGGTTATCAGTAATCGACAGCTCTAATAATCTAAATTTTCTACCGCCATACGGATAACCACCAATTGATACAAATTGACCGACCTCGTATAATAGCGTAGTTTCAATTCTAAGCGAGTTTTTGCTATTATAATATACTTTACCAGATAAAAGTTCTAAGTGGTCTTTACGTAGCTCTCTGTATCCTGTGAAGCTATCTATTCTATATTTGTCTCCGTAAGTAGCTACATACTCATATAACATTTGGTTTGTCTCCACTTTCTACAAAAATAAGTCTATCATTGAACTCTGTTTTAACCCTGTCTGCTATGTAACCTGAATACAGTTTACCGTCATACCATATATCTACCAAGTCATTAACATATAAAGGCAAAAGCTCATTTTGGTTGAAAATTAATCTTGTGACGATTGTAGAGGGCGAAACTTCTGCTTTAATGGTTGAGATATCTGGAGGGTTTCCGTGTTCATCTCTATCATAAAATAATGTTTTTGCTGTTCTTACATCTGGCAAGTCTGTTCCGTCTCCGCCATAAGTACTATAATCAATGACATCTCCATTATTTTTTGCTGTGTACATTTTAGGAGGGTCTGTATAGTCGTCTGTTGCCTTATTTTTAACGAATACAACAGCGAAATTATAAGCCGAACGTTCTGTTATTGTTTCCGTGTCCATTGTCACGCTTTGCTTAATATCTACCCTTGTCGTGATTCTATTTCTATTCCAGCTTCTTGAAGCAAAGTTAATGAATAACAAGTTTCTAGGGTCTGTTTCAGATGAAGCATGTTGAATTGTCGTAGTTGGTTGAAATTGAACCTTTGAAAATATCCTTTTTGCTACGTCATGAGCCGATGAAGTTTCTGCTTTACGGTTGATTGTCGCCTTTCCTGCAAAGATACTTGAATTAAAGAAATAACCATAACTCATTAAATTATTTTTACGAGGGTCAATTAGATAATCAATGATAGCAAAGTTTGTCGTTTTAGTTATTGCGTTCGGAACATCAAGGCTTTCAATCATTGCCCAAAAATAGTTCTTTAATGTGGCTTTATTGCTTTCATCTACATCTGTGACAAGGTAAACCATATCTAAGTTCAGCTTTTTCTTTTGACCTAGAGCCTCCTCAATTGGAACAACTTCAGGAAAAAGAATTTGAACAATATCGCCAACCTCTACTGAAACGGTCAAAGTAGCTGATGAAGTGTAGAGGTAGCCTGTTTCCCACAATTCATAGTTAATAACTTGACATCTTGCCTTTGGTATTGGTAGCCCTCTTTTGTCCTTTTTACCGTTAGGAAGATTAAAATCAGATATATTATAGTAGTTAGGGTTAAAGTTATCATAAATATTAGCTTCTAACATTAAACGAAGTCCGCCTTTCTCTTGATTTTAAACTCTGCCTTACTTAAATTGATTAGCTCCATTTGACCTTTTTCAATTATACGAGTTCTGTATCGCTCAAAGTCCATTACAGGGAATAAATTTAGAGCAGTTGTCCCCTTCCAACCTTGATAAATTTCGTCATTTACATCTGTATTAATTAAAATATAGTCTTGCACCTGTTCTGTCTTAAACACAATTGCAGTATATTCATTTCCAATATCGTCTAAAAATCTAACTCCAGCAGGTGTTTTAGGTAGTTTCGGATATAATATCCCCATAAAACTAAATATTTCGTCTTTTATATCCCAGTGACTTAAACGTTCTATATTTGTTTCTCCATAATAAGTGTAAGAAGTTCCTTTGATATACTTATAGTCTCCTGGTGCTGTTCCACCATAAATTTTAGACTTTCCAGAAATAACTTTACCATTTTGAATCATATCGAAAGTTAAATTTTCATAAGTGTACCACTTTGTTATTATATCGAACGTTATCTTTTCGCTAAAAGTTCCGTTCTTCCCGTAACCCTCTGTCTTTGTGACATCTGCTAAAGCTAAATCAGCATACACCTGGAAAATCTCTGTTTGATATTCAAGTGTAACGAATTTTTTGCTAAGGATATCGTTTACGAAGTCTTTCATTAATTGATAGTTTTCTTCTAAACTTTCGCCAAACGTTTCTAATTTAAACTCTATTTGAGGTTGAGTGATTGAGCGTGTCCCCATTACTCCGATACCGTTACTTTGCCAAATATTATTAGTTGATTGTAACCCTAAATTAGAGGGCTGGTAAAATCTAACTTTTCCATTTGTAACATCCCAAACTTTGTCGTCTGTTCCGTCTAAGTTGGTATGTATTTTGTACTGTCTTACCATTAAGCCCTCCCTAGGTCAAATTCTCGTCTGATTGCTCGTGCTAAATTAGAAACATCTTGACCAGCACCACCTTGTACGTTAAATGTGTTATACGTTCTGTTGTCGCTTGATACGCTATTTGTGCTTAAACCGTAACCGCTAGAAGATAAGTTAAATTCTGGCAAACCTACTACCATAGAACCTTTAAACATTCCGCCAAGTTTCCCAGCGATACCGTTAATAGCTCCTGATATTTTGTCAATCGTTCCTGTAACACCGCCTAGAACTCTGTCTATCGTGTCTTTGATTCCTCCGAATATCCCACTAAAGAAGTCTCCGAGCCCTTTAAATACTCCTGTTATTGCGTTATAAGCATTAGAAGCAAAGCCACCAAAAGCGCTGAATACTCCACTTACTGCATTTCTAGCACCGTTGAATACTCCACTAAAGAAGTCACCTACTCCACTAAATACACCTGAAATCCTTGACCAAGCACTTGAAGCAAAGCCACCAATTGCACTAAACACTCCACTAACGACACTACTAACGGAATTAAATATACCGCTAAAGAAGCCTGATACTGCACTCCATATTGAGCGAACTACTCCCCAAGCACTTGAAGCAAAGTTACCAATTGCGCTGAAAACGCTAGATACAACTCCACTTACAGCGTTAAATATTCCGCCAAAGAAGCCTGATACTGCGTTCCATACGCCAACCAGTACATCCCATGCTGAACTAACAAAGCCACCGATAGCGTTGAATACTGTTGAAACTACTGAACTAACCGCATCGAATATTCCACTAAAAAAGTCAGTTACTCCGCCCCATACAGATTGAATGCCACCAATAACAGTTGTCCATAAATTGCTAAAGAATGTTGTTATTCCATTCCAGATATTTTGAATACCTTGTACAATTCCGTTGAACCAATCAACTAAGCCTTGCCAGATACCTTTTGCTCCGTCAACTGCTCCATTCCATACATCAGCGAACCATTGACCGATACCGCTAAAGAATGAAACTACGCTATCCCATGCACTCTTCAAGAAGTCTACAAAGCTAGCCCAAGCCTTTTTTCCTGTTTCTGTTTGAGTAAAGAAATAAATTAGACCAGCAACGACAGCGGCGATTGCTATTCCAAGAAGTACAAATGGGTTGACAGCCATTATAGCATTGAAAGCCCCTTGTATAATTGTACCAGCTTCAATAATCTTATTGTATGTCTCATAAGCCTTAATGATTCCGTTGATAACTTTCATAGCAACGAAAGCACCAGCTAAAGCAATTAAAGCTACTTTTATAGTATCCATTGCTTCCTTGCTTTTACTAATTTTACCAATGAAGTCAGCAATTTTTTTCGTGATATCAGCGAACTTATTAGCAAGTGAAGATATTGTGTTTGCTACATTTTCAACAGAAGTCGAATTTTTTGAAGTAGATTCATCAACTCCAGCAAAAGATTTTATAAGGTTGCCGATAATATCAATTACCGAACCAAATACACTTTTTAGGTTATCCCATATAGCAGAGAATTGAGATATTGCACCGTCTTGTTGTAACTGTTTGAACAAGTCTTGAAAATACTTAACTACATTTGCTACAGCTTTACCAGCACCTTTGCCCCAATCGGCCATTTTATCAATTATAGCATTGATAACAGGCGTTAAAGCTTCAAGTGTAGGGAGTAAGGCTTGCGATAAATCTTCATTAAAACCAGACCAAGTGTCCCTTATGGTTTTTGTAGCACCGCTTGAACCGTCTGCTGCGTTTTGCATAGCCTTATCTAGCATATCCATACTGACAGCACCTTGTGTAACAGCTTCATTGAACGAACCATACTGCTTCAATTGTGGGTTCATTTGCATAATAGTATCTTTTAAAGAAGCACCAAGAGCCGTATTGTTATCTGTCAACTGATTAATATTTTCAGCTGTGACTTTACCACTTGCTGACATCTGACCATAAGCCTGTGCGACACCTTTTAAGTTTTCTCCAGTACCACCAAATGCTTGGTTAGCTTTTACTAATGCTTCTGTTTTACCAACTGCTGATTTTGCACTATCTCCTAAACCAATGAACGTTGTTGAAAGTTTTAAAGTATCTTCACTATTTGCGTTTGTATCTCTAGCGAGCTTTTGCATAGATTTACTTACATAATCAAAGTCTTGCCCATTGCCTTTGAACTTCATTGTATTTTTCAAGGCAATCATGGCTGTCTGGGTGTCCATTGCGTCAGATACCCAGCCTTTTAAGCCATTGCCAACAGCACTAACAGCACTTGCACCAATTTGCCTAAATACACCTACAGCAATTTCTCTAAGACTGCTAAAGCGTGACTTCATGCCATTGATTCCGCTATTAACGCCTTTAGTATCCATTTTAGCGTCAATGTCCCAAGAGCCTGAACTAATAGCGCCCTCTACTTGCTTTATTTCGCCCTCTAGCCTGTTAGCTTGTGTTTCTGCTGTGCCTAAATCTCTAGTAAGTTGTAGCCATTTCTTTTGACCTGCTGGCGAGCTTTTGTCAACCGTAGAGAGTTCTTCTTTTAATTTTGTTGCTTTGTCACGTGATAAGCCCAACTGCGTTTGTAAGTTCTTTTGCAATTGTGCCATTTTACTGGTATTTGTTGGGTCAAGTTTTAGAGCTTCACGTAAGTTTTTAGCTTCTCCTCTAAGCCCTGACATTGCGGTATTAACACCTCTAAGTGAGTTCTCGAACTTTGTGGTATTACCATATATCTCGACCTCAAACGTTGCATTACTTGCCATTACATACCCTTTCTCTTGCGCCTTTTCTCTTTTTCTTTTTCCTCTTTCTTCTTCTCTGCAATAAGTTCAATTATTTTATAAACAAGTTCTAGTTCCATTTCCATGAACTGTGTTATATCAATTTCGTTATTGCCTAAAATAGTCAAAAGTTCTAAGGTTTTATTTTCCCTTACAGTATCTTTCTTTTTCTTAATCAATGAACTAGAAGAAAAGAAGACCATTTCGTCTTCCGTTTCCTCTTTTTCTTTAATAAAAACAGTTTTACAGAAGATATTGATTAACTCGTTAGTTGTAGGAAGCTCTGTTTTATCATCTAAGGCGTTTTGCATTCCTCCGTTACAATCTACCCAAAGTATCAATAACTTGTCTGTAAAGCTCTCCATTTGCTCTGTAAAGTCATCAGGAATATATCCAGCGACAAAAGAATTTTGTAGGTCTGCAAAGTCTTTTAAATCTGTAATAAAGTCTGAACCAGTTAGTTCTAAGTATCTAATTGCATGTTTTAAAATCATTTACAGTCCTTTCAGCTCATTAAATTTCTTTCTGCCACAATTCGACAAGTTCTTTAAGCCCTTTACCGTCAGTATCGAACTCAAAGCTAGAACGGAAGTCTGAAAAGTCGCTTTTAGCTTTTACAATGTTATCTTGAAAAAGAGCTAAGTATAGACCATATTGAACGAACTCCATTACATCAGTAATTTCTCCGTCTTCTTTTTTAAGTTCTGTATCCATTGCTTTTTGTTGCTGGAAAAGGTCTTTCCCTGTAATCATTTTAAATTTACGTGCTGTACTCAATTGTTTTGCCATTTTATATATATTCCTTTACTTAATTAATTTTTAGTCTTATGAATGGTCAGTTACTGAAACTCCTGCGGTAACATCTTCATAACCGTCAGCGGAGAACGTTACGAGATGGACACCGGGCGCAAGGTGTCCATTTGTTTCTACTTTTCCTTGTGCGTCTTTAATCACTGATGTTACTTTTACAGTTCCACCCTTAGAGTCTTTCAAAGTGCTTGGTACTACGATTGTTCCGTCATTGTGTCCCTTTGTAGCAGTAGTTACATTCGGAATAACAGGAGCTACTAATGTAACAGCACCAGCTAGAACTGTATCAGGTTGCATAATGAACAGTCCGCTTTCCATTTTCTTAGCAAAGTCTTTTGCTTGTTCTCCCCAAATTTCGTACTCAATAGCAGCTACATTTTTACCATTATTCAAATAAATGTCTGAATCAGTAGCTTGTACTGCCAACGTCCATTGGATAGGGTCGACACCGTCTACTGAATCTGTTTCTGATTCTTTCGTTGGTTCTGCTGTAGGTTTCAATTTAGGATAAACGACTACACGATAACCGTCAATAAATTCTCCTGTAACTTTATCACGTTTGCGCCCTTTAATTAGGTACTGAACACATTTTGTTTTCCAATTACCAGTAGGAGACCAACCCAAGCCGTTTGCTGTTCTTTGTTGACCTAAAATGTCTTCTTTAAGCGCTTGGTCTGTTTGAATAAATACCATTTCGCCTTGAAGCAAGGTAGCACCTTTTTTAACTCCATGGTCTGGTACGTCATCAGCTGGATGGCTCTTAGTTTCCGCTTGGTCTTCCATTGAGCCAACTGATACTAAACCAGTTACAATTTTATGGTTAGTGAACTCTGGTTTTCCGCTACTTCCCTTAGCCATATCAGCTACGATTAGAGCTTCATTACCAAAGAAAATCTCACGTGAGTTATAATCTAATTTCATTTTTTATTTTCCTTTTTATATTTTTATGCAGTGCGTTTCCAATAATATATTGTCGTTGAACCAATTACTGCTGAACCGATATTTTCCCATGCTAAAAGTTTTGGTCATAGTACGCACTTAATGCAGTTTTAGGATAGCTTACATTGGCTACTTCTATATGATTAACACCCAATTCAACCCATTTAATAATGTCACCTATACTATACGCGCTGCCAACTTTTATACCTACGTTCTTAGTAGCCGCGTATATCAAGATTTCCGGTGGGATAGTGTCGGTATCGAAAATGTCAAGTCGTACATTATTATGGTGGTTTTTAAACTCAAGGACAGTGTCAACTACGGCTGTAGTAGTTGGATGCGTAATCAAACCAACGCTTAATGAATTATTCAGTGCGTAAAGCGAGCGCAATGTTTCGATCCCATTCGCGGTATTACTGATAGTTGTAACGTTTGATAGGCCGTATTTCAAAATTAAATTCGAGATAGTAGTAACTTGATTGGAAGTCATTGTGTCAACCTTAATTTCAAGAGTTGGCTTAATGCCCTTGTATGCCGAAACACGCATGAACTCGTCTAATGTAGCGAGTTTAATTCCGGCAAATTTAGCGCCGTATAATATCCCCCAATCATAAGTGTTTGCTTGTTTCAGCGTGATGTCGGAAATATTAATTGTCGTATTAATGGCAGACCCATCTGAATTGCGGGCAGTCCGATTAATTGACGCGTCATGAATTAATACTGGCACATCATCACTAGTAAACCGCAACGAAACACGGACGTTGTCATATCCGTTTTCTTTTGCGTACAGCACCCCTTCCAACGAGTTTTCAGGACGCCAGCCGATCTGCCCTTGGCGGTTGATAAAAGTATAAGGACTGTTCTTAACGCTCTCAATAGAGGAGATTTCCTTTTCGACATTATTGGCCTTGTACTTGTAAAATTCACCGGCCGCGATATATCCGTTGATATTTGCAGCCAACAAAAAATAGCTAGACGGAATTCCAGAGGTGATTCCAGCGATTTGTAAACTATCTGTGTCAGTGTCCCAGTATAGCCCGTTAGCATGTGGTACTGTATAAGTTCTCTGATAAAGTTTCTTGCCAGCGTTTTCTGTATAGCCGTCTGGCCAAAGTATTCGTTCTGTATTTTTTATGTTCAAAAATAATCGAGAATACATTCCGCCAGCTGTTGGCATGGTGATGACTAAATCAGTACCGCTTTTGGTAAAGGTAGGAAATAAACCGTTCGAAATATAAAATGAAATTCCTAGTTTTTCGCTCGTTGCATTAGTGATATATTCCATGAATTTACCAGAACTAGGGACTCCGGAATAATTCGTTAAAAGATTGATATTTAGATAAGATTTGGTTTTATCAACCGCATCAACCAACAAAGTATTGGAAGATAGATTCCATAGCAATGAACTTCCGCTAGGAATAGTATAACTCTCAGCAAATGTTGGTTTTTCGCTATTTTCGGTAAAGCCATACGTCCATAACTCTGCCACTTTCTTACCATCACGACCAAAAGCATTTAGACGTGTGTATTTATTCTTGCTTTTTGGAAATGATACTTTGATAGTACCATCCTGCAAAAAAGAAACAGATGGCACAATTCCGTTTGTAAAAAATACATCATAACTAGATGTCGCTGCCATGTTAACAGCCTGAAACTGTTCTCGCATTGCATTCCCAGCGGTTCCTCTGACTTTTCCATCAGCGCCAATCCGCATATCTACTAGTTCAGACGGTACCGTGCCATTGCCAGCGTTGGCAATCAAGTTGTCAATTCGTGAGCCGGTGTTTGTAATACTTGTTTTGTTCGTATTGACTTGATTTTGTAAGTCAGTATCTTTTGCATCTAGTCCATCTAGTCTTGCATCTAAACTAGACTGACCGCCTCTTGCTTGGATAATTTCCGCTTGTTCTGCTTTTGTTGAAATTGCAACACCTTGGTCATTAACAGTATGCTGTAAACTTTCTAAATCCGTTTGATTAGCTTTAGGGGAGTAATCTCCGTTACTCATCAGAGAAATATTGCTTGTTAAAACATTTACTGAATTTATTAGTTCAACTACTTCTGATTCACTGGCTTTACTTGCGATTGCGTCTAATAGCGATTTTATAGTAACTAAATTTTCAGGACTAATACCAAATGCTTCTACTTCATTTTTAAGCTCTGTCATTGCACTTTGTAAGCTCGTCATATCAGCTAAATTTGCTTTAAGCTCAATATTGCTCTTGTTTGATTCAGTTTGAGCATGTAAATCATTCAACTCACTACGCATTACTTGCGGCATATTTTCCAATAATAATTTTGTAAAATCATCAATCTTATTATTTACTTCTTGAGCTAAATCTGTAACTGTAGAATTATCTGATATAAATGTTAAATTCTTACTGACGATAACTTGCTCTTTATCTTCATTGAGAAGAATCAAGTTCGCTTCAATAACTCCAGTTTTTGTCATTTCAGTAGGAATTACCAAAATAAACTCTCCTTTAGTTAAGTTTTCAGGAGGAATCATAACAAAACCTGAATTACTGCTATTAGTATATTGATATGTAAGTTTTAATGAATGACCAGTCAAATCAATTTCGCCTCCATTATCAATTATTTTAACTGACAATGTTCTAGCGTTGACGTCGCCTTGCATTATTTGAATTGGTTGTGGGAAGTCTTTATTGACCGTATCCCATATAATCGCTCTATTTTTAAAATTATCTAAACTCATTAAAAAATACCATTATTGTTAATTTCAATCAAATGTAATTAAACCACTTTCTACTTTTATAATTTCATTGAATTAGCATAATTAGCGCCTTTTTTCAATGTTGTTTTGACGTCTTGCATACCTTTTTTTTCAACCAAGAAATACATGCCATGATAACCGCTAGTGTAATTAGCTCTAGTACCTGCATTAACAACTATTTTATCGCCTTTTTTAACTTGTTTTAAGTTACTTGACAATTGACCAGTATTTTGGTATCTAGCATAAGTATATGTATGACCATGGCTTCTGATTAGTCTAGTCCTTCGGCTTGCACTATTTGCTTTCGCTTTAAATTCAGCTTCAAACCAATCGCCCATGCGTTCTGTTACTTTAGTTTGCATTTCTTTAGCTATGTTTGATGTATTAAGTAAATTCATTGCCATGCTTGACCACCAGCACCACAAGGTAAATAAACAGTACCAGTATAATTGTACAAGTGGCTATTCTCTGACCAGCTTGTCATATTCCAACCGTTTTGTAAAACATTTCCGACAAGTCCGACAAGTTCATCGTCAACATCTTTAACAGACAAAACAACTTGATAATAATAACCCATGACAAAGCTCGTATTATCCATTTTAAGCACCTTTGAATCACTAAGTGATAAATATACCGTCTTGTCTTCTATCGTGTCCTTAACGCCCAAAATAACGTCATTTAAAGGCATTGTAAGTAAATTGTTGTACCAATCTATATAAGAATCAAATTCCATTACTTACGACCCCCTCTAAAATCATCTTGTTATTCTTAGGGTCTCTTTCCCATGTTGTACGCTTGAAAGTTTCGCCTTTTTCGTCTAAAAAATAGTTGAAAATCAAGTCTTCCATTTCTCCGATTCCGTTAAGCTCGTATCTTACGTTTTTACCTAGTCCAATCATAGAAAACTCATCAAGTCTTGACTGATTAATTCTCTGTTTAACTGCTGGTAAAATAATAGGCTTTATAACATTAGCTTCTGCACCGTTCTTCTTCTTAATAGTCGTTTCTACCTGTAATGTAACTTGTGAGAATATCATTAAATACCTCCATAATACATTAACTCTTGCAAAGAAGCCAAACGTTTCATTTCAGCATTTCGCCATTGTTCTGCTGGTTCATCAACAATATTAAGCCGACAATAACAAGAAATAAAGTCTTTCACTAATACACTTGTTTCGTCAGCTTTAATACCATTTTTTTCTAGCAATTTAATAGCTATTGAACGGAATAAGATAAGTTTACTATCATAAGCTGTTACTAAAATCGGAATACCACAATAGACTTTAATATAATCTATCATTTACTTCCTCCATTTTATTCTTATGCTACTGTAATTACTGCACCAGCATTATAAGTTTCAACATGTCCGCTTGTTAGTGTTTCAACCAAAATCATGTTGCTGTTAGTTTTCCATTCAAACGCGTCAACTTTAGTAAGGTCTTGCATATCAATATGATATTTTTGGTCTACCAATACAGTAGGTTTGAGCGCTTTTGAGCCTGTGTAGACAATGATTTCATCTACTCCAACTTCAGAAGCAATTTCAGTATCATCATTTTTAATACGAACGTTAGCATTTGCGGTTGCTTGACGTAACTCATCTAACAAGGCTTTACGGTCTTCTGTTTTAACAATCAAATAACGACGTCCAGCAGTAGGGCGAACAAAGTCAACCGCTTCTTCAATAGCGTCAGCAAATGGAGTTTTGCCAGCTGATTTGGCTTTTGTAGTAATTTTTTTGATTTTTTTAGCGTCTGCTTCTTTTTCAATTGATTTAAAGCCGTTTGTTCCGTCTCCCTCAACAAGAGCAAGGTCAACAATTTTGTTTACGATAGCTTGTGTAAGTTCTGCTACAATCAAGTTGTAAAGTTCAGAATATGACATTTGAAGTCGTTTAACACGTTCAGCAAGTGATTGCAATTTATAAACCATTACAGGCTCAAGAGTATCAATAGTGAGTGTGGCTGCCTGCTCTGTTTTTGTTTGTCCGTCTTTGTGGACTTGTGCTTCATTTGATGAATCAAAAGAGCGTGATACGAGCAAAGCACCAACATTTGTAACGTGGAAAACTTTGAATACTGGGTTAGTGTTTAACAAGGCTGTGTTGATTGACTCAACCAATTTACGCGGAAGTTCAAAAGTTGTATCTGTGATAGTTACACCATTTTCAGCAAGTTTTGCGTTCCAAGCGTTTTTAATTTCTGACTTTCCAGAGTTCTTTTTCAATACATCAAAAAATTCTGTTACAGCGTTTTGTGATTCAATAAAGTTTGTCATTTTAGCTTTTCCTTTTGGTTTTTCTTCCTGTGCGTTAAGTTCGTTCTCAATTTTGATAATTTCAATTGAATTTTCTGAAAGTGTTTTTTCCAATTCTTGTACTTTAGGCAAGTCTTCAATTGCATTTTTACTTCAAAGCCACTAATTTGAGATTTTAAAGATACATTATTTTCTTTAAGTTCTGCCAAGCGGTTCTGTTTTTCAATTAAATCAGGTTTATTCATATTTCTTTTTAATATCCTCAATTTCTTTCAAAGCGTTACGGCTTTCAATAATTTTGTTGCGTTCTTCTGTAAGTTCTTCGCCTAAGGCATTTTGAATAAATTTTGCGTTAGGGTCTGCTGGTACTGAAACAAGAGAAATTTCTTTAAACTGTGCTTTATTTACAACTAGAGCATCGTTATCATCAAAAGTATAATCTGTGATGTAATAGGCGATTGATAGTGAGTCAAAAGCGCCATTTTCAACAGCCTTGTTAATGTTTGGTGCATTGTCATAAAGCGTAAAGTCAGTCAGGTATTTATTAGAAGCTAAGTCATAATAAACTTTCGCGTCCCCAATGACTTCACTAGATCCTGAACCATGTTCATATAGCAATGGATATCGTTCTCTAGCAAACTCAATGCAGTTAGGTGTCAAGACAATACCGTTAAGATTCTCTACACCAACTTCTGAACCAATACCTTGGAACGACTTAGAACCGTCCTCGTTTTCAGTTACTTTAATTTCAGCACTATTGGTTATTAGTTTCATCTGTGCTTGTTACGTCCTTTCTACTGCCTTGTAAATCACTTAGATTTTTAACAGCAACTGCATTAAGGTTAGCTATGTAAATATCTCCACCCTCGATTGGTTGCTCGCCCATTTTAACAAGAAGTTGATTCTGTGTAAAAATAGGACCGTTAATATTTTCATGATACAAGTCAATTAATTCTTTCAAAGTTGCAAACTTGAATAGCTGGTTATCTACGATTATGCGTTCATAATATAAATTATCCTTAACTACTCGTCTGCGGTTTGTTGAAATCAGTTTATAAGTCAGTTCCTTTTCAAGTTGAATCAGTAAAGGAATGATAGTAGAGTTATAAAAATAAATTTGTTGTTCTTGCGTAGCAGTACCAAGCAAAATATTTTCATTCATAAAGTAACCTGTCAAAAGTTCCGATTTAATAAGGTCAATTTCATCTTTGTTTAAAACAGAATAATCTTTTTTAAGTTCTACAATTTCTGTCTTGTTATCAACTGGCGTCAAACCGTTGTAACTAGAACCTTCTTGCATGTTCTTTATTGTTGCTAGTGCTTTTTCTCGATACTCTTGTGTATTATCAATATCAAGAAAGGCATTAATTTTCAACAAGCCACGCAATTTACCTTGTTCCAGCTTAGTTTGAATACTAGCCAGAGCATTATCTAAAATACTTGTGTCTTCATTGATATAAAAAGGACTGATAAGCCTTACTAATTCTTCAGGTTTATATTCTTTTTTATCGTTAGCAAATAGTAGGTCTAATAGGTCGCCTGTTTCACTATCAAATATAGGGTACAGGTCAACATAGCGCGTACATAGCAACTTTTTAATTACTTTCTGCCAAAACTCCATGCTATTATGTTCGCCCTTAGAGCTCCAATTGAGGACTTCATCTAAGTCAGACCCTGCCATACTAATCAAAGTGTCAGAACCGACATCAGACTTTTTATATTTAACATGATTAAATTCTACTTTTGTTATTTCATTAGCGATTTTATTATGAATATTAGTCACAAAGGCACTTGTATATTCTACCGCTTCATTTTGCCACGCTGTAACTCTTTGAGTATCATTGTTTAGTTTTCCACGTGAAAATGATACCACTTTTCCGAATAAGTTCAATTTTTCCCCTTTCTACCATAAACTAACGCCTTTCCCTCGTTTATACTCGCCTGTTTTCTTGTTATGGCAAGACTTACAAAGGAGTTGTAGGTTATCAGGGTTCAGCGCTATTTTCCAATCATCAAGGTTTTCCCACGTTAGTTCAATAATATGGTCAACTTCGTACTTTTTAGCACCGAATGCTCCACATCTTACACAAGTCATTTTGTCACGTTGTCTAACATAATCACGGACTGCCAACCATTCTTTTTTATTGTACCAGCCACTCTCTCGGACTGTGTCAACGTTATACTTCATCTGACACCGCCATTTCTAAAGCCATTGTCAAAGCAACAGTAGGATCAATTTTATCTTTTTCAAGTTTTTTAGTATACATGTAATCCCCACTTTGTCCGATTTTAACAGCAGTATTATTTAAAGCCCATTGCATAACTTTTTGGTTATGGATAAGTTTATTTTCCACTAACTTAGATTTTAATAGCCTGATATAGTCGTTCATTGAGAAACCTTGTCGAATTGCTCTTTGGTTATCTCCGTCTTTATCGAAGAAATAACGCTCAATCAACCCTTTTAAAATCTCATATCGTGCTGGGTCATAACCGATTTTTCTAAGTCTGCACCCTGTCTTTGTTCTAAAGTCGTTAATATACGGTATTAAGTCATTTACATTGATATATTCAGTGTCAAGTAAGATTAATTCCCCTCTGTCAACAAATTCAGTCCACAACTCTTGTTGTTCTGTGTCTAGTTGCTCATATTGTGACCGTACAGAGAAAGTAAGTGTATGACTGTAAGTTTTACCCTCTAACTCACAAACGAACGACACAGCGGTTAAATCGCCAATTAAGGATAGGTCAATTCCGACATAAGTTCTATTTTTATTAAATACAGATAAATTAAAGTCTGTTAGTTTAGTATCTTGTGGAGTGAAGTAGTAAGCTGTATCCTGCATAGGCAAGCCCATATTAAACGCTAAGAACTTATTCTGTAACGCTGGGTCTCCTTGCGCAAGTTCGTATTCTTCAATAACTCCTGACCACTTAGGGACGTTACCAATAAGCGGTAAAGCCATAGTCCAATTCTTCTTATCTTTAACCTGCTCATGATTTTCTAGCATGTAAAGCAAGCCGAACGACCTATCATTGTAAAATTCTTCTTCTGATTTGAAGCGTTCAACAAGTTTATCATAAAGTCCGTCGCGTTTAAGTCCTCCTGAAGTGATATAAATACTTTGCCAGTTATCTTGTTTTTGTCGTGAACCTTTATTGACTGATTCTGTTATATCTTCGCCATAGGTATGGACTTCATCGAATATATTTAGTGAACTGTTACCACCTTGCGCTCGTAAAGTATCATTTGTTTGCTTTTTGAAAGTGGTTTTAAAAGAAGTAAACTCTAGCCCTTGTTTTGTACTCTTGAAAATTTTGTTTTCATTGTACACTCTTAATGTATCGCTTGCTTCCGTTTGATTCCGAACTTGGTCAAATACGTGTCTAGCCTGTGTATTATCGTATGCAATAACTAAGCTCTCTCCGCCATATTGACCGCCTAAAATCATCCAGTTAAGCACGCGCGTAGCCATTAAACTTGACTTACCTGAACCACGACCCAGGTTAAGGAAAATTTCATTGATTAAATTAACTTGAACGCCTTTTTCATCAACCATATCATAGCCAAGCATTAACTCATACCACCAAAGCTGTGGAGGTAGTAGCTCGATTTTCTTCAGGTTACCAGTAGTCAAATAGAAGTTGTCTTGTATCCATTCAATAGCTTGTGTAACACGGTCATAACGATAAATATACTTGTTATGAATACGAATCTGCTTCTGAATAGTCTTACGAATGTATTTATTAATAATAATGCCGTTTTCTTTGTTGTATTCCAACATTTTATTTAAATAATACATTTATTCAAACCCTTTCGGCACTTCAATTTCTGGCGTTTTATACTTACTTAGTTTATAGTCATCAAGTTCTTCAATCTTAGCTTTAAGGTCATGAGCGCTTGATTCTTCCTGTTGTAATCTCCGCCATTCAGTAGGGTTATAAAGTTCAGGATTTCCAGCCTTAGCAACCATCATTGCTACCAAGCTATCTTTATCCAACTCTCTTTCTTTAACCTTTACTTTTTCAACGTTTCCGTCAGCGTCATATATTGTTTCTGTTTCCTTTAGCGTTCTGACTGTCAGTTTGCTCGCTAAGGCACTTTCAGCTAGTTCTAATAGATTTCCCCTAGCAATGCTTTTAGCTTCGTCATACGCCTTTATATTGTCGTCTCGCCACTTCCTAAAAGTTTTAGCAGAACAATGCAAATTGGTGTAAATTTCTTTGTCATTACAACCTGATTCAATTTTATCAATGATTTGACTAAATAGCGGTTCTTCATACATCTTAGGTAAAATTGTGGGTCTGCCACCGTTTTGTGTTTGCATATTGTCCTTTCTTTTAAATGTGGTTATATCGTTTAAAGCCTATATTCTCGTTTCTAAGAACAGCAATAACTTTTGCTTATAAGTTTACCAACTTGGGTAACTCTGCTCTCACAAGCCAAAATATTAGCATATAGCCCTATAATTAAGATTTAGCGAGATTTAGCAAGATTTAGCGAGATTTAGCGAGATTTAGCGAGATTTAGCAAGCTAAAACTTTTCTTTTTGATTTTTTGAGGGATTCGCAGCCGGG